GGCTTCCCCGAAGTCGCCAGCGGACTGGTCGGCATGGGCTACCGCCTTGCGGCAGGCCTCTTCACGGCGGCGGAGGTCGGCGCACCCCACAAGCGCGAGCGGCTGTTCATCCTTGCCATCCGCGAAGATGACGAACTGGCCGACCCCGCGCGTCTGCTCCGGGATCCGCTCGAGTGGCGGGAACCGGACCGAGTTGCTCAGGCTCTGGCCGACGCCGACGGCCCGCGATCACAAGGACGGGGCTACCACCTTGGCGAACACGCCGGTGAATGGCCTCCTTGGCCGCCAAGTCCTGGTGACGCCGTTGGCTGGAAGAGATACCTGCGAGACGCGCCGGACCTTGAACCCGCTGTTCGTCGAGGCGCTGATGGGCTGGCCCACCGGGTGGACCGGCTTCGGCTCTGTGGCAACGGCGTGGTCCCGCTGGTTGCGGCGCATGCGATACGAACTCTGGCGGCTCAACTGCTCGCCAACGAGTGAGGCCGCAGCTTGAAACAGTCACGCCTCATGTCGCTGGTCGAGTCCGTCGCCAACGTGATTGTCGGCTATGGCATCGCCGTAATGACCCAGATCCTGGTGTTTCCGATGTTTGGGCTACGCACAAACCTGACCCAGAACTTGGCGATGGGCTTGATCTTTACTGTCGTCTCCATTGTGCGCAGCTACACACTACGGCGGCTGTTCGAAGCGGTCACGGGGAGAATACCTGCTCGATCTTCGCCGCGTGACTTCTGACGGACGCATCCCCAGAATTCAGCCAGCTCTCCAGCAGGTCACGGTAGGACAGCGCCATAAAGCGAACCTCATCGCCAGAGACTCGCTCGGCGAAAACCTCGATCTCGTGGCGGTGGAGTGTTCGATCGGCGTCGGGGATTGCCCGCCCATTCGGCCAGGAGGCGGGCTCGGCATACAGATAGACCAGAACCGCAGACTTCCGGAGCGCTTGATCTTGACGGTGGATCGCGGTGCGCAAGCCGAAGGCATGCTTGACGAGTTGGGCAGCATCCAGCCGTTCAAATGAGAGGGACCTGGATCGCAAATCGTCACGAATGGAACAGTAACCGTTCATGGCGGTTCCCCACACTGGCCGCCAGTAGGCGTCCGCCCACTCGGAGACTGATTTTCGTCGGTAGGGCTCATATCGCTTGCTCTCAACTCCGAGCAGAGCACTTGATGTAGTCACGATTGCATCGAGCCAGGGATGATATCCGCCAGCCCACGGAAAGCGGATTTCCGCTTCAAGGGTGATGGCTTCCACGGGCCACCCAAGATCGCCAGTGCCTGGAATTGGAGGAAAGAGTTTCGGTTCGCTTAGGAAGAAGCCGAAGGTGTTGGCGGCCAAGGCGGCTGACGACTCGGAACTCAAGAACTTGCCGGACTCGATCTCGTTTCCCGGTGATGCGGCGTAGCAGGTACGAATGAGATCCGCGGGAAGTCCTGGAAGTATTCCGTTCTCGAGCATGCCGTTCATCATCCTGACGCCCTTTCCGATGCGATCGGAATTGTTGGCCTGAAGACGTAAACGCCGCCCTACCTGAGGGCGGCGAAGTGTCCAGAAATGGAAGCTGGCTCAATCCTGAATGCGATAAACCCGCCCGCGCTCCTCAACCTTTTCCGAGGTGAATTCGAGTCCGAGCTTCTTCTTGAGCGCGCCTGCCATCGCTCCGCGGACCGTATGGGCCTGCCAGCCGGTGGCGGTGACGATCTCGGCGATGGTGGCACCCTCGGGGCGCCTGAGCATGTCGATGAGCTGGGCCTGTTTCGTCCCCTCGCGGGTCTTGCGTGGGCGCGGACTGTCGGGCGCAGGGGGCGCCGTTTCGTTGTCCGTGGCGGGAATGGCTGCGCTGTCCGGCTCGTCGCGCCCAGTGGCGCCCGTGTCGCCACTGTGTGGCGTGGTCTCGGGCTCGATCCCCAGGGCCGCGAAGGCGGTGTCGCTCGCCCGCAACGTCAGGCGGCCGCGCTGTTCATCTTCGCGCCAGACGATGTCGTCGCGCTTGGCTTCGATCTCCTCGATGAGGCACTTGCCGAGGAGGCTGGTGAGCACCTTGGTGGCGGCGGCGCCGGGAAGCTTGGTGGCGAGGGGATAGACCGAACGGTCGGGCCGCTGGCAGGCGGCGGAGAGAATGACGAGCTGGGTGTCGGAAAGCTTGGACATGGGACAGTTTCCTGTGCTGGAGAGGCCCGCGACCATCGAGGACCTTCTACGCGCCTTAGCCCCCGCCGCGAGTTGCGACGCAGGGCGCTTTGCAGGACGTTGCTGCCGTCATTCGGCGTGTTCACCTTCCTTGAAGGCGCTGTCGGTGATGCGCTTCAGAAGTTCGGCGTAGTGCGCCAGCGTGCCGACGTGGCCCCAGTGCACGTCGTCCGGGGCAACATCGAAGTGATCGCCGCTCAGACCAGCGAGCCGCGTGAGCATCGTGTCGATCTCGGCCTTGCGGGCGATGAAGGCAGAAAGAGCCTTGGAATTGTCGGTGTGGCGGGGCATGCGTCGTCTCCGTTGTGGTGACGCCATACATGCTCTGTACACGGACGTAATCAACCGGAATTGCGGATCATCTTATTGCTTTGTGAAGCAACGCCATGGAGGGGATGAGCGAGCGCCAGTACGCGGCCCATGCAGGACTGTCGCGCGGCGCCATCCAGAAGGCCAAGGCAGCAGGACGGCTGGTGCTTCATGGCGATGGCTCAATTGACGCGGTGGCCAGCGACGTCCGGCGCAAGGCCGCGACCGATCCCGCGAAACAGCGCAGTACCAGCAACACGCCGCCCAAACTCAGGCCTGTGCCCGACGCCGCAGTGTCGGCGGTCAGCGACACGCTGCGCGACAACGGTCTGCCCGCACCCGGAACGGGCAGTGGCACCACGTTCCTGCAGGCCAGGACGGCGCATGAGGTTCTGAAGGCGCAGGAACGCAGGCTGCGGCTCGACAAGATGAAGGGCGAGCTGATCGACCGGGGCAAGGCCACGGCACTGGTGTTCAAGCTTGCCCGCGACGAGCGCGACAGCTGGGTGAACTGGCCCGCCCGGGTGGCGGCCCTGATCGCGGCGGAACTCGCCGTCGATGCGGGCGCTGTGCAGAAAGCCCTGGAAGCCCATGTCCGCGCCCACCTCGACGAGCTCACCGGCATCCGGCCGCAGTTCCGCTGATCTGCCCGATCCCGGCCCCTTCGAAGGGGCCGAGGCCATTGTTCATTCCTGGCGGCAAGGGCTCAAGCCCGATCCGCACCTTACCGTCTCGGAATGGGCCGACCGCTATCGGGTGCTGGCGGCCCGCGCCTCCGCCGAGCCCGGCCGCTATCGCACCAGCCGCACGCCCTACATGCGGGCGATCATGGATGCGCTGTCGCCCGGCAATCCTGCCCAGCGCATCGTGTTCATGAAGGCAGCTCAGGTCGGGGCGACTGAAGCGGGTAACTGCTGGATGGGATTCGTCATTCATCAGGCGCCAGGGCCGATGCTGGCGGTGCAGCCGACGGTGGAGCTTGCCAAACGAAACTCGCGCCAGCGCATCGATCCGCTGATCGAGGAGAGTGCAGTGCTCCGGGACCGGGTGAAGCCGCCACGCTCGCGCGATGCAGGCAATACCATGCTGTCGAAGGAGTTCGCGGGCGGCATCCTGATCATGACCGGGGCCAATTCGGCGGTGGGCCTCCGCTCGACACCGGCCCGTTATCTGTTTCTCGACGAGGTCGATGCCTATCCGGCCTCAGCCGACGAGGAAGGCGATCCGGTGACGCTGGCTGAGGCGCGAACGCTGACCTTCGCCCACAGGCGCAAGGTGTTTCTGGCCTCGACGCCGACCATCCATGGATTGTCCCGCATCGAGCGGGAATACGAGGCCTCGGACAGAAGGCGCTTCTTCGTGCCCTGTCCCCATTGCGGAACCATGCAGTGGCTGAAGTTCGAGCGGTTGATCTGGGAGAAGGGTAGACCAGAGACCGCGGCCTATCATTGCGAATCCTGCGAGACGCCGATTGCCGAGCATCACAAGACACAGATGTTGCAGCACGGCGAGTGGCGGGCGACGGCGGAAGCCGCCGATCCGGCGACCGTCGGGTTCCACCTCTCGGCGCTTTATTCACCGGTGGGCTGGCTGTCATGGGTCCGGATCGCCCGAAGCTGGGAGGCAGCACAAGGATCGGACGAGTCCCTACGGGCGTTCCGCAACACCATTCTGGGCGAGACCTGGATTGAGCGCGGTGAAGCGCCGGACTGGCAGCGGCTCTACGAGCGGCGCGAGCGCTGGGTGCCCGGCACGGTGCCGAGCGGCGGCTTGTTCCTGACCGCTGGCGCTGACGTCCAGAAGGATCGCATCGAAGTCTCGGTTTGGGCCTGGGGGCGGGGACTTTCGTCCTGGCTCATCGAGCACATTGTCATTGACGGTGGGCCTGACTCCGCGGCGGCATGGACAATGCTCAGCGATCTGTTGGGTCGCACCTGGCCCCATGCCCACGGCGTGCGGCTCGGGCTTTCGAAGCTGGCCATCGATACAGGCTATGAAGCGCCCGCCGTCTATGCCTTCGCGCGGAAGGCCGGCTTTGCACAGGTGGTGCCGGTCAAGGGTGTGGAAGGCTTCAACCGGGCGGCACCGGTCGCCGGGCCCACCCATGTCGATGCCACCGAGGGCGGCCGCAAGATCAGGCGGGGTGCACGTCTGTGGACCGTGGCGGTCGCCACCTTCAAGGCCGAGACCTACCGGTTTCTGAGGTTGACGCGTGCCACTGACGAGGAACGTGTTGCAGGTGCTCTGACCCCCGCGGGCTACGTCCATCTTTCGGAGACTGCCGAGGCAGAATGGGTGAAGCAACTGGTGGCCGAGCAGCTGGTCACGGTCAAAACAAAGCGTGGCTTCCAGAAGCTCGAATGGCAGAAGCTCCGCGAGAGGAACGAAGCACTGGACTGCCGAGTCTACGCCCGTGCCGCAGCCTGGATCGCCGGCGTGGATCGCTGGAGCGAGGCCATGTGGAAGGATCTGGAGATGCAGGTCGGCGAGGCCCCGGCGATTGCGGCAGAAGTCGAGGAGTCGACTGTAAGCTCGGTCGAGGATGTGGCTGGTGTCGTTCGCCGTTCACCGGTGCGGACGGGACGCCGTGTATTCCGCTCGAGCTACATGAGCTGAAGTCATGACGTTGGAAGAACTGACCGCGCAACGCGATGCGCTGCTGAAGGCGCGCTTTCGCGGCGTGCGCACCGTCGAGTACGACGGCAAGCGGGTCACTTACGCCTCCGATGCCGAACTAGCTGCTGCCATCACCGATGTCGAACGCCGCATTGCATCTGCCGATGATGGCGGACGGCGCCGCCGGATTCTGACGTCTGCGTCGAAGGGACTCTGAGTGCTGGCGTCACTTCAATCATTCCGCCGTCGCGTGGGAGCCCTCATCGGCGGCTTCGAAGCGGGCCTGGCCAACAGGAGGCTCAAGGGCTTCCAGCCGAGTCGGGCGCATCTCAACACGCTGATCGCGGCGGCTGGACCCGATATCACCGCAAGGGCCCGCTGGCTCGTCCGAAACAACGGCTATGCCACCAATGCCATCGAGAGCTGGGCCGGCAATGTGGTGGGGGCGGGGATCAAGCCCTCGTCGCTGATTGCCGATGCCGGTCTGAAAGCCTCCGTCCAGAAGCTGTGGCTCGACTGGACCGATGAGGCCGATGCCGAGGGGTTCACCGATTTCTATGGGCTGCAGCGGCGGGCGGCCCGCGAGGTGTTCATTGCCGGCGAAGTGTTCTTCCGGTTCCGGCCACGGCGACCCCAGGACGGGCTCACCGTGCCGCTGCAACTGCAGATGCTGCCCTGCGAGATGCTGGCGCTCAATCGCAATGAAGTGACGCCTGCCGGCAATGTCATCCGCCAGGGGATCGAGTTCGACAAGATCGGGAGACGCGCGGCCTATCACTTCCTCAGGCGTCATCCGGGTGACCTGACCGATCCGGGCCTTGCTGGTGACATTGTTCGAATCCCGGCCTCCGAGATTATCCACATCATCGATCCGGTCGATGCCGGCCAGCTGCGTGGCATCTCGCGCTTCGCCGCTGGCATCGTGAAGCTGTTCCTGCTCGATCAGTACGATGACGCCGAACTCGACCGCAAGAAGGTCGCGGCCATGCATGCGCTGTTCATCACGACGCCGGCACCGGCGGAACCGCTCGACGCGGTCGAGGGCCGTGACGAGAATGGCGAGCGTACCCTCGACCTGCAGCCGGGACAGATCACCATGCTGGAGCCGGGCGAGGAGATCCAGACCTCGGACCCAGCGGACTCAGGGGCAACCTACGAGCCGTTTCAGTATCGGACCCTGCTGCAGGTGTCGGCGGCCTTGGGCGTTCCCTACGCCTACCTCTCGAACGACATGCTGAAGGCCAACTATTCGAACTCGCGACTTGCACTTCTGGAGT